GACTGGAAGTTCGCTAAGACTCGCGTCCAATTGCAGCAATCTGCCATTAGTCCGGTCGGCGGATATAAGTTCGCTTACGGTCTGCCGGCCGATTTTTTACGCATTGTCAAACCGAGAGAGAGGCCGGAGGAACACCGTATCGCCGATGCCAACAGGATTGGCTGGGGCTGGGGCGCGGGTGGGTGGGGCTGGAATCACTACCGCGATCTTCCGGTATCTCCGCGCGAAGCGGCGCCCTACATCATCGAAACGGTAGCAGACACAACCAAGACTCCTCCGGCGTACTCGACTTGCCTGCTGACGAACTACTCAGCGTGTTCCTGTCCCATCGTTCTTTGCTACATCCGTCTCATCACGGACCTGACTCAATTGCTCCCCGGATTCGTGAACTGCCTGGCGTACCGCCTCGCCGCGGAGCTTGCCATTCCGATTACCGAAGACAAGCAGAAGGCGCAAGGGATGACGGAGATGTACCGAGACAGCCTCAACTCCGCGCAGGCACAGCAGGAATGCGACGACTTTCTCAAGGATGAGGCCGGATCGCAAACATGGGTTACGGCAGGAAGATATTGGGATCTCTGGTGATCGACAAAATATACCGCTGGGCGATGCTGGCCGCTATGGTCATCGAGTTGGTCCTTCTGGCAACCCTCGTATTCCTTGAATGGAAAAGATAGATGGCGCGCGCCAATGTCCTCGTTAATAACTTCAATGCTGGCGAGGTTTCGGAGTTAATAGAAAGCCGTTCCGACATCTCGAAGTACGCCTCCGCTTGCCGCATTCTCCAGAATGCTATCCCTCTTGTCGAGGGCGGAGCGAAGAAGATGCCTGGCACCACCTTCGCGGGAATCGCTGCGAATGGCGGACCGCTCGGAACCGCCACCACAGGAAAATCCAGGCTCGTTCCTTTTCAGGTTTCAACGAACGACTCGGCTATCTTGGAGTTTTTCGAGGGTGGAATTCGCATCTGGCAAGACGGCGGGCTCGTGGAAGGTGGAGTAGCTGGTCTATTGGACTGGAATCCCACGACAGTTTATTCGACTCTCGCCGAAGTGCTGGTCGGAAGCTACGCGCAATACTCTTGCGGGACCGCTACGCTGATTATTCAGGCTCCTTATGGCCAGCCGAACACGGCAGGAATACTGATTTACGTCGGCGTCAACACCACAGACACTCTTTCGGTGACGTTGCAGGGTTCCCGATTTCAAGCCATTCAGATACTGCTTGCCAACGCGACAGCCTCTAAGAATTCCCAGACCGCAATTCAGGCTGCAATCAGGGCTTTAGGAACTCTAACTATTGGGGCGCGCCCTCCTTATACATCCGTGAGTCTTACCGGATGGCAAGTCGCGTGGCTTCCGTACGCCACAATCCCTCCGATCACGACGCCCTCAGGTTCCTGCACGATGACTGCGGTGGGTCAGGCATTCCAGGCAAGCACAGGCAACACGGGAGTTTTTCCCGTAGGATCAACTGACTGGTATCAATACACGCCTCCGAGCGGGCCGATCGTCATTACGACTCCCTATCTGGAAGCCGACCTGTTTGCCCTTGATGTCAGCACGCAAAGCGCGGATGTTCTCTACATCTGCCACCCGAATTATCCCCCGGCTACGCTGAGCATGTATTCTCCGGTGAGCTGGCTTTATACGCAGCTATCAAGTTCGTCTCCTCCGACCAATCAGAACCCAGGGCAACTCTACGGAACAAGTGCGACGATCAGCACGGCCTATAGCGGCCTGGGTCAATACATCAGCGCTATTTCGGTCGGCGATCCCTGCGTCGTTACTCTGGCGCTTCAATCGCAGAGCGCGCAGCCATTGAACGACGGAGATTTGATCTATGTCAACGAGTGCGCCGGGATGGAGAATTTCAACCAGGGACTTTTTATAGTTTCAAACGTGGTGCTGAACGGTTCAGGGCAGTGGACATTCAATATCCAGCCGTGGCAGGTTTCGGGAAACGGATCGGTGTCTTCGTTAAACTTGCTGACCAGCAGCACGGCCATGAGCAGCGATCCTACGGGACAGAATTTCAACGCAACAGGAGGCGCCGGATCTGGCCTGGTGGTAACGCCGGTAGTCTTGACCTCCGTGGGAGGATCGTTTTTCGTCACGTCGCTTCTGATAGTGGATGGAGGGACGGGATACAACACGGGAGATGCGATTTCGGTCACGATCAACGGACAGACTTTGCACGCCGACGTAGGCTCCGTCGTCGGGAATGTTATCGACTCGACGGGGTATCTCGCATACACAGGAGGAGGGTTTGCCGTTCCGGTATCCGCTCAGTTCTGCGGAGCCGGTAATTATCCCGCCTGCGTTACCCTGTATGAACAACGATTGGTTCTGGCGGGAGCGCTGAACAATCCGACTCAAGTAAGCGCGAGCACGCAGGACGATTACCTTGATTTCATCTTCGATCCAAACCAAGAAGACTATGCCTTTCAATTTACTCTCGCTTCGCAGGAAGTAGATCAAATCCGCTGGGCTATCGGAACTCCCAACTCTTTGCTTCTGGGAACGGCAAGCGGCGTCTGGACGATGTATACAACCGATGGGCAGTCCTTGTCTTCGACCGATGTCACTGCGGCGAAGCAGACCACAACAGGAGTAGGAAACGTCTCCCCTCAACTGGTCAACGATTCTGTCGTATGGGTTACGCGATCTTCGAAAACGGTTCGCCTGGCTCTCTACAACTGGGTAACAAACCAATGGGACATGCCCGACCTGACACGCCTCAACCGGAGAATCACGATAGGTCCAAGTGAAGCGCAAAGCGGCATTACCCAGACCGCATTTCAGAGAGAACCCTACCCGATCTTCTGGGCGACGCGCGCCGACGGACAGCTTCTAGGAATGACGTTTGAGAGGACCGAACAGGTATTCGCGTGGTTTCGAGTCGTTACCGATGGTATCATTGAATCGGTGGCCTGCATCACCCAAGATAACGCAGAGGACCAGGTATGGATCGTAGTGAATCGCACCATCAACGGAGTGGCGCAACGGTACGTCGAGTACTTCATGCCGCAGGAGATTTTCAACCAACTCTCGAATGCGTTTTTCGTTCAATGCGGCCTTCAATGGAATGGCGGAGCGGGCGTGCCGATCACCGGAATATCGCAGGCTAACCCGACTGTCGTCACCGCCCCCAATCACGTATTCTCGACGGGATACGTCATCCAGATAACCGACGTGCAAGGCATGACCCAGATCAATCAAGGGCCTGCTTCGGCGTATACGATAACGGTAATCGACGCGAATCATTTCAGCTTGAACGGAATGGACTCGACAGGATTCTCGCCCTACGCCGGAGGCGGGATTGCAACGCAAGTCACCAACGTCGTCACGGGGCTCCAGTACATTCAGGGACAGTGCGCGGTGGCCGTGGGAGACGGTGCGAAGATATGGGAAGGCACAATTCCTTCCAGCGGCATTGTGAACTTTCCCTACTATGCTAATCTCGTGACCATCGGACTGAAGATCAAAACGATTGTCGAGCCGATGAATCCCATTATCGGGAACCAGCAGCAGACATCCAAGGGCAAGCGCCAGAAAATCTCGCGCGCTACTTTCTCCTTGTTCCAGTCGATCGGCGGAAAGTACGGAACCGATCAGCAGCATCTTCACAGCCTCAATTATGGGCAGGGTTCGGTGGGATCGCAGCCGCAGTTATTCACCGGGAACATTACCAGGGACCTCGACGGCGATTGGGGAGACGAGGATTGCATTTCTATCGTGCATGAGGACCCGTTTCCGTTTACGCTAAGGGCCGTGGTGCCGCGTCTTGATGTTTCGGAGGCTGGATAGTGAAACAGGTTGTCGCACTGCAACCGGAGCATGTCTGCCAGATCATCGAGCGGAACTCCGCCGAGGGAAAGGTTAAGCCCGCGGGCATTTCCATCGAGGAAATGATGCAGGCATATTTCTCTGCGGGTAGCGTTTCCTATTGCCTGTTGATCGACGGAGTACCGGCGGCCGCTGCGGGCATCATAAATCTGGGGTGGCGCCGAGGCGAGGCTTGGCTCCTGCATTCTTCGCTGTTCGACAAGCACATCAAAACGTCTTTCAAGTTGCTGCGAGACATGCTTCCGAATCTGGCCCAGATCAATAAATTCCGAAGAATCCAGGCCACGTGCTTTAGCGACTCGGACACTCTCTTCGTTCATCTGGGATTTGAGCGCGAGGGCATCCTGAAATCCTTCGGACCTAACGGTGAGAATGCGACCGTATTTTCGAGGTTATTTTCGTGACCCCTCAGAACGCAGGACTGGCCTTTGCGGGAGTCGGAGGCATCGGATCTCTATTTACCGGCATCGGGCAGATTCAATCCGGGCAGGAGCAGCAGGCTGCATACAACTATAACGCGGCAATCGCGCTACAAAATGCTCAGCAACAGGAGCAGACTACCCAGGCCAAATATTCGGCTCTCATCGGCAAGCAGGCTTCCAGTTATGCGAAGGCTGGCGTTGACATTGCTTCCGGCTCACCTTTGCTGGTTATGGCCCACACTGCGGCACAAGGCGCGACCGAAGAAGCGCGTGAAAACACAGCGGGAACTGAAGAGGCAGCGCTCCAACAATATTACGGGAAAGTGGCCGCGTGGTCGGGAATGTCGAGCGGGATCGGTTCATTCCTTAGCGGCATGTCAAAGACGGGACTCCAAGTTGCAACGATTCTAAACAGCTAACATGCCGAACATTCCTACCGTAACGGCGCCCGCCGACGTTCCTCTTCCTCAGATAAATCCGTCTATCGCCGGGGCTCCCGGGCAGGCACTCGCACGTCTCGGCGAGCAGATAACAAGCGCGGCAGATTATGGCGAGCAGGTAGCCGAAAAGATCCGGGACGCACAGA